CTAAGGCTTGGGTTGCTTTAGTAGGTGACGCTTTTGCGTCTATCAACATGAACAGCGTTGCACAGGGTCACCCGGGTAGCCAATTCACAGTTACAAATATAGCTGCTGATGTGTGGAAAGTTGAAGGCGTTGTGATCCAGAGCGGCGGCTCTGAAGCAACACCCTTTGCAACTACATAATAAATAATTTTTATTAAGTAGCGAGATAATTTAATCCGCTATCTTTCAAGCCCCCTTTCTTCGGATTGGGGGGTTTTTCTGTACCAAACTATTTATTTCTACAGCCATTTAACAACGGAGTATAAGATGGGTAGAAAAAGAAGAGTTTTTAGTGCTAAAGCTAAATTTGGAAACAAACACAGCTATTTACTTAAAAATAGCATAACCAAAGAAGAAATACAGATAAACATAAATCCACTCCCAGCAGTTGAAATTAAAGCAGAACCAGTCCCAGCAGTTGAAATTAAAGCAGAACCAGTGCCAGTTATAGAGGCCAAAGAAGAGCCTGCAACAGTTGAAGTTAAAGCAGAGCCGCCGGCCATTGTTAAGACTAAGACAAAGCCGACAGTTAAAAAAGCCGTTGCGCAGCCAGTTTTAGAAGAAAAGCCAAAAAAGAAGCCAGTCAGAAAAAAGCGCACAAGAACTACGCGCAAGAAGACAACTACAAAAAGTAAAGAATAGGTTTTTATATTTATAAGTTACGAAACTGGCGCTGGTGCACTATTTATAACAAACGGAGGATATTAAGCTATGGCAGTTACAGTTAGCAATCAAAGCAACCCGCTAGCGACCAAATTGGTTCAGGATACATCGGTATCAAATACGGCTGTTGATAATGCAACAGGTGCATCGGGCACTTTATATATGGTGGAGATTGATAATACGGGACTCTCAGCTATCGTCTACTTTAAGATGGCCGATGCTACTAGCGCTACAGTTGGTACAACTGCAGCGTCATTTGTATTCATGTGCCCAGCCTCCTCAAAGAGAAGTTATGCATTCCCAGAAGGGATTGCGTTTAGTAATGGTTTTAGTCATTGGTGTGTAACGGCTGCTGATGAATCTAGCACAGCGGGACCGAGCACCGCTCCTACTGTTCGCTATGTCACTAGCTAATATCCAATTTATGACTAGCTTAACATAAGCACGATCTACATATAGGAATCCTTGTCAATGCCAGAAATCACCCCGGTGTCACAAACTAGCACAGTTATTTTAACTTCCGCCGGATCGGCAGCAGATGTTGCTGCAGCGGTACCATATGGATCGTATACGGGATCGTTAGAATTTTTAACCGGTGCTGCAACACAAGTTAATTACGTTTACAAGAAACTAGGTGGGGATGTCGTTGATATTGAACTGACACCTTCCAACGTATATGCCGCTTATCAAGAGGCATGTTTAGAGTATTCATATATCGTCAATCTACATCAAAGTGAAAACATATTATCAGATGTTTTAGGACAAACAACCGGCACTTTTGATCATAAAGGTGAGATGGTCACTGGCCCAACCAATGTTAATCTAAGATATCCCAAATTTCAATTCCAATATGCTAGAAAAATTGGTGATGCTGTTGCAACCGCAGCCGGATTTGGTGGAACTACCCCTATATACTCCGCCTCTTTTGCTCCAACCAGCAATGTACAGGATTATGACCTTCAAACTATTATTTCTGGAGCCTCTCATTCCGGTTTAGATGATGGTGGCACTAGTGTTGATTTCAGTGGCAAAGTAGGAAACAGCAGAGTCATTATAACTAGGGTATTTTATATGTCCCCTAGGGCAATGTGGCGGTTTTATGGATATTATGGCGGCGTAGGTGTTGTTGGCAATTATTCGACATACGGGCAGTTTGCTGATGATTCTACATTCGAAGTTATACCAACTTGGCAAAATAAATTGCAAGCAATAATGTATGAAGATTCAATTTATACCAGAACTTCCCACTATTCATATGAATTAAAAGATAATATGTTGCGATTATTTCCAAGCCCGGGAGATCATGGATTCGACGGATTACAAGACCGCATTTGGGTTCAATTCTATGTTGATCAAGGTGATTCTTGGGAAGACAATTCTAGATATGATGAAGGCAATAGAGGAATCAATAACTTTAATACATTGCCGTTTGATAATCTACCGTATGAAAATATTAATGCTATCGGTAAGCAGTGGATCCGCAAATATGCGCTAGCGCTTTGCAAAGAGATGCTTGGTCAAATCCGTGGTAAATTTACGACAATGCCGATTCCTGGCGAAAGTGTCACTTTGAATCATTCAGAGTTGCTTTCACAGGCAAAAGAAGAGCAGCAGCAACTGAAAGATAAATTAAGGGAGATCATAGACAGAATCAATTACAACGAGTTGGCTAAAGCCGATGCAGAAGTTACAGAGGCTGCAGCAAATGCCCTTAAACACTCGCCTTTGCCGATATTTGTAGGATAATATAATAAATGCCAAAAAATAAATGGAATAGACCAGCGGCACCTCCTCCTCCCTTGTTTTTAGGAAAGAAGGAGCGAGATTTAGTAAAACAAGTCAATGACGAATTAATAGAAAAAATAATTGGTCAGCAAATTGTTTATTATTCTATTGATCTAGAGACAACAAATTTCCACCCTCTTTATGGAGAGGCTATAGAAAAAACTTTCCTGCCTCCGGTTCGTGTTTATGCGCTTGTAGAATATACAAATTATTCTACCGAATATATGGAAGGCGCAGGTATTGATAAGATTTGGGAAATTAATGTGCATTTTCACAAAAGAAGGTTAGAAGAAGATCAGAATATGTATGTTCGAGAGGGCGATTTTGTTTTATATAATGGCAATTATCATGAAATAGTAAGCTTATCTCAGCCAAAACTGTTATTCGGACAAGATGATCAAGAATTTGAAATAACCGCAAAATGCAAGAGAGCAAGAAAGGGGATGTTTGATGCTACCTAAAAACTTTGATTTTGCAATGTTGCCTCCCGGTACTAATTTCAAGCTTTCTGAGATTGGGATGCTTGCGTCTAGCATCGAAACCATTGATTACTCCATCGTAGAATGGCTCAAGGAGGATTTAGATTTAAGCGCTAGGACCAATGAGGGGTGGACAAAAGTTCCGGTCTTGTGGCAGGCTCCAGAGCGTGCATTTCAGATAAAAAATGATAGAGATCTCAGAGATTCTGACGGTGCTTTTAAGTTACCCCTGATCAGTATCGAAAGAACAAATATAATAAAAGATCCTGCAAGAAAAGGCTCTTTTCAGGCGCATACGTTCTCTTCGAAGAAAAATGGTCGCTCTGGACGCATGGTATTGGCTAAAAAAATAGTTCAAGACAAGACAAGGAACTTCGCTGTGGTCGGAAATACCAGACGTTCCAATTTCACTTCAGGAGAAACCCAGCGTCATTATCCGAGAGTTAATAAAAAAATAGTTATCCAAACCTTGTCTATACCAATACCGGTCTATATTAATATAGAATATAAGATTTTAATTAAAACAGAATACCAGCAGCAAATGAATGATATTGTTACTCCTTTCATTGCGAGAACTGGACAAATAAATTCGTTTATTTTGCGAAGAGATGGTCACAAATATGAGGCTTTTATAGAGCAGGGTTTTACACAAAATAATAATTCTTCCAATCTTAATGAAGATAGCCGCATGTATACGACCGAAATCTCTGTAAGGGTTTTGGGCTATTTAATCGGAGAAGGCGAGAACGACGATAGACAAATAGTCAAAGTTGATGAGAATTTTGTTGAAATAACATTTCCAATGGAAGGGATCGTTAAAGAAGATGAAGAAGGATTCTTTAATATCACTTCCTGAGTTGAAAAAATACCTTTCGTATGCCAAACAACTATTTAAATATGATTATTAAACAACGAATGTGTTGTATACAAGGAGCCTTGAATAATGCCAGTCAGTGATTTTAAATTTGTTTCTCCGGGGGTTTTCGTTAACGAAATTGATAACTCCTTCCTTCCGCGTGAAGCCGATGCTATCGGTCCCGTCGTTATTGGACGCGCAACGCGAGGATTGGCGATGCAGCCGGTCAAAGTCGGTTCTTACTCAGAATTTGTCGAAATGTTTGGTGATACTGTGCCGGGTGCCGGCGGTGGAGACATCTCCCGCGATGGTAACTTTCAGTCTCCAATGTATGGAACTTACGCTGCAAAAGCGTTCCTGAGATCAAATGTCGCTCCGTTAACGTATGTTCGCCTTCTAGGCCAGCAAACATCCGTTGGTTCTGCCGCCGGCGCATCAACTCCCGATGCTGCTGCAGGCTGGAGAACCGTAACGAATGCCGGTGCTGCTACTAATCCTGTGCGCGGTACTGCAGCAGGTGGTGCATATGGACTGTTTCTTGCTAAGTCGTCTTCAAATGGTATACTCACCTCAACTGAAACCAATGCCAACGGTACTGGTGCGGCCCAATTAGCAGCCATCATATATGTTGGCTCCGGCTCTGTGAAGCTTTCTGGCTCTATAGCTGGAAACGCTCCGGGTCCATCCGGCAATGGCTTTAACCAGAGCGACCAAGTAAAGGGTACTTCTGTTCTCGTTGAAAGCGATACTAACGGAAGATTTAAGATTATTGTCGACGGTGCTGTTAACGGAGAAAAAACGTTTGTAGTTGGCATGGATGAAGATTCTGACGAATATTATATTAGAAAGGTTCTTTCCACCAATCCACAATTGACATCCCTTC